AATATTTTACCGACTATCTTTTTAGGATTTCAGGTTTGCTATAAAATGCAATCAATAACCGGCGAAAAGTCACCATATTTTGAAGAGTTTGAAAAACTGTTTGAGGAAACAAGGGGATTTATAGCGGCTGCAACTGCTCTATTTCTTTGGACTGGGGTTGTGTTTTTCAAACCCATATTTATATTTCCACTCTGAATCCAAATAGCATTATTGCCTGAAAATAATTCCCCGCATATTGATTGTGCTGTTGTGATATCTGAACCTGTTTTAAAATGTGCCTCCATTATTAGGTTAGTGGCACCCGTCAAGTATTGCTGCAAATTTGAAGCATAAATAGATGCCTTTGGAAATACTGCAACTTGGCTATTGGTGACTTTTAAGTCGTTTCCATAAGTTCTATTAATGGTTTGAACAATAGCGTAAACATCTTCAGCTAAAGGCGTGTAATTATTTGGATGTACTCCGTCACCTGTGAAAACCGCTGGGTCTTGCCATTCAGGTATGGCGTTTATGTCAAGGAAATAATCTGCCCATGTTGCCCAATTAGCACGAATTAAAGCATTAACCGCTTCAATATTTGTAGTATGAACCGTTGGTGTATGCTTGCTTGCTGTTGCGGCTATGGTTATGATTTTATTTGCACGGGCATAAGTAAATAAATTAACCGTTGAATCGTAAACCTGTTGAACGGTATAACCCGCTGCAATTGCATTCCCAATATCCCACGAAAGCATAACATTTAAAAACCCTTCTGTTTTATTTACATTTGGTTCAATATAAACACGATAGTTATCACGCAACCATAGCGAAGTTTGACCATCAAATCCTAAGTTAGTAACCACATCATCAGCGGGTAAAAGTGCATCCAATAAAGCTGGGTAAGGTGTTGGTGCATAACCTCCGAAAGTTCCTTTTGTTATGCTATTTCCATATGCTAAAAAATTGATTTTATAAGTGTTATTATTGATTCCGCTCAAATCCTGATAATAAAACCCTGATGCCTTTTCAACTGGAATAGCAGAAAACCAATCGGCTATATTTTGATATGCCAAAAACCTCGCTTCAACAGTTGCATCCATGCTAATTTGTAAATTAAGTGGGTTGGTAGTTGGCACTCCGTTTAGGTAATTTGCATCTAAATAATAATCGGGGTCGGTTTCGGTTGCCGTAAATGTTTGAACCGTTCCCTCCTGATAAACATATTCTCCAACATCGGGTACTATTGTTCCGTTGCCTGTTTTGGTTACGGTTATGGTAAAATTATCTAACATCGCTTTAATATATCCTACAATAACAACCGCTTTATTCAATGCCCATGTATAAGGGTTTGTTGTTACCGTTTGCATTGCTTCCCCATCCGGTGTTATTTCAATCTTTTCAAATTCATGGGTTAATGGGTTGGTAGGTGTTACCGTTATGGTAATGTTACCCTCGTCTTTTAACCCACTGGAAGGCGTTATCGTTCCCTCACCATCTACCGATGTTGTTACCAACCATTGCTTAATAAATTGAGCTATCAAAGTGCCATTATTCATGGCAACTATTGCAATAGGGTTTAATAGTTGTGCAGCCCCATCGTGCAACCATTGAACAAAACGATAACCGGCTGAAACAGCAGCATAAAAAGCTTTCGCTTCACCTTTTTCCATTGTATAAGTTGCCGGTGCCGGTTCTGTTGTGCCACCGGTGCCAGCGGAAACCACTAAACTAAATGAAGTGGGTTCTTCATAATCGCATTCCGTGGAATCAATCAACTCAATTTTATATTCGCAAACCAAAACGTCTGTGTAAACATTTATTTTATTGGTAACACCCGAATAATAAGCCGAATCCAACTTAGTAAAATCAGGGTAAGTCATATTAATATATGGGCTTTTACCTAACTCCAAATTGAAGGCATTCATTAAATCATAAAGGGTTACGAATGTAGTTGTATATCGCGTAGGGTTTGGTGTTTCAGGCCTTGTTTCAACCATGAACAATATTGGTATGGTTGCTTCTTTTATCCCATCGGTAATGCTTTCTTTAATGTCGCCTATTAAGGCAACCATTGGCAGTATCTTATTCCTATTGTCAGGGCTTTGTCCTTTTTCAGCTACTTTGTCAATGATGTATTCAATCCTACCGAATTCAAAATAAGGATATAACAGACCACTTTCGGTTCGCATTGCTACCACTACATCGCTTATTATGGATTGAATTGAAATCATTTTAAAAACCGTAAGTCATTAATTGAAAATATGTAGGTTCCCAATTGGAATAGTTTGATTCATTTTCTAAAATAAAGGAATAAAGTTTTTCAATCTCTGAATACATCTCATTCCATGCCTGAGTGATTTTGTTTTCAGGGCTTATTTTATCGCTGTTTTCTGTTTTCTGGTTAGTAACTCCCATCGCTGTTAAGGTTTCGAAATTAGCCGATAACCATTTACAATAAGTGTAAGCTACTATAATATTTTTGCATCCGGGGTTTTGGTACTTAATCGAATCTACTGTAAAGGTAGAACCGTTTTTCAAGTCCGTCCAGATTGCATCGGGAGTGGGAACAACTGCCAATCCTGTTTCAAAAGCACAATATAAATCAAACCCTAACAGTTTTATAAGTATTTCCTTTTGATACTTAGTGGTATAGTTAGCCTCAAAATCCGCTTCATTCATTGTTGAAATAGGGATATTGAAATTACCTTTAAAATCTGCTATGGTTACAAAATTAGTCATTGTGATAGGTTTTAAAAAGGCGGCTATTAACCGCCCTTTAATTAGTTAGGTTTTGCAAAAATATAAATCCTTGGTACGGTTACGGCTGTTCCGCTTTGAATGTATATGAATTTCAAATAAGGTGACATGTAATCGCTATAAGTCAATTCCTCACTGTCAAGGATATCGGCTGTAACTGCGGATGTGGTTATACTATCGGCGGCGGCGGTGACTACATATGTAACTCCATTTATAGATTTATAAGATTTCAATTTACCTCCAGCGGTACCAGATACATGGTCTAGATAAATTTGAGCCTTAATGTCCATTGTTGATGCACCCTTTACCCGTAAAATGTAAATAAGGGTATCGGTATCTGTTAATGTATCGGTAGTTTTGCCACCCAGATACACATAAGCGGCATCTTGAATCTTACCGGTAGGTGTAACCTCTGGTACACTCGTTTGTGCCTGCAATCCAATTGCAAAGGCAATCAAAAATATTAATCCTAATAACTTTTTCATTTTTTTACTTTTTTAATTGTTTGTTTTATTGTTTCGGTTGGCTCACCTTCCATTTTTACAGAGCCTTTTTTAATCAGCTTTAAAGCTACGTTTCTGTGCATGGTTAAAATTACACCGTTTTTGATGTGGGGACTTTTACCCGTCCCCACAACTTTAACAATGTCATCTGTAACAATACTATACGGCTGCATCTAAAGCATCTTTAACAGTTGCAATGACCAGTTTAACCCATCCTTTTTTGGTTTCGGTTGGTAATTTAAGAGCTGAGAAAATCTCACCCACGATGGTCTTTTCGTTCTCAATAAATTGAGTTCCATAAGTACCTTGACGTACAATGTAGCTTCCGTGTTGTTCTTTGATAATAGAACCTTCGCCCAAAAGAGCTGTGCCGGCGGCTATGTTATTTGTAACAAATACACGCAACCCGGGGAACATTACGTTATCAGGGATAAAAATAGGGTCTCCATTTATATTCTGCATGGTTTGGGTAGTCGCATAATCGGCTGGGTTCAAAACCAAAACGTCACCAACATAATTAGCGGCTGCCAGTTGCAATTGACCGGCTGTGATTACGTTCATCAATACAGGTTTAACAATGGTATTATCCAAAGCAGTACCGGCATAAACTGGAGCCCATGCCAAAATAGCAGCTAAAACACCGGCATTGTAAGCCCTTAATACATCGTTTTCAAACATGTCGATAATATCCATTGTCAACTGTTCGAAGTCTATTTCAACCTCTTCTGTAAACTCAATGCGTCCTGCATATTTTACACGCTCAACATATTTCCATTCAAATTTTTTGTCAACCAAAGGCTTAGTTACACCCTCAGCGGTTGCGGTTGGAACGCCAACCCCGGCGGTAATTTCTTCTTTCCAACGCCAAACGGCTGGAACTTTCGCAACTTGACGGCTTGAAACTGCATCAAGAATGAAGTTCTTAGGGTAACGGATTACCTCTATTTCAACATCTTCAAAAATGTTATCCGTATTGTGAGCAGTTGCACCGGTTACTACGGTTGCATTGGTCATTAAAGCAGATGCGGCTCGTTTAAGAGTAAACTCCAAACTCCAGGGAGTGTTTGATTCTTTGCGGATAATCTTTTGGATTTCTGCTTTCTTGCCTTCCAAAGCCCTACGAACTTTGTTTTTTTCATCAGCGTTCATTGTACGCTTCATTTTTGCTTCGGCTTCGTCAACCCTAGCGGCTAATGCACGAACGATGTTTGCCACGTTTTGGCCTTCGTCAACAGAACCAATCAAATTGGTAAGGTCTGTCAACTGCTTATTTCTTTCGACCTGCTCACTCGAAAAAGCGGTCTCAATGGCGGCTCCGATTGATTCGAAGTAGCCAACCTCTTCGGGTGAAAGTTCTTTTTTTGCGTTCGCCCGAACAATTTTTAGAAAATCGTCTTTTTTCATAATTAGAATTTATTTATTAATTTATTGATAAATGAACCATTGTCGGGCTTCGCCTCCTTTGATTCGGTTATTTGCTTTTGAATTGCTCTCTTTACCTCTATTTGTGAAGCAATATCTTGAGGTACTGGAGCGAATGATAGGCTTTCTGGCTGCCAAAATGTAGCCCGGTATTCAGGTACTTTTCCCATTTCCCGGCTTACCTCATAGTTTATTATCTGGCCTTCTATTGATACCGTTTTAATTATCCCGTTTTTAACATCGTTTTTTAAAGCATCATCAGCCCGGCTTCCGAACTTACCACGGATAATCAAACCCCTATCATCAAAATCATAAGATACCGTAATGCCTAATGTGTTCATTGCCGATTGCTCCCATGGATGGTTGTCGAATAAAGGAATCCCGCTTTCAAGCCTTGCGGTATCAATATTTTCCCGATTGACTAAAAGCACCTGATTAAAATATTCATCGTTTTGGTATGAATATCTTATTTGCCCGTTTTCAAAAGGTACGGCAACGGCTTCGAAGTCGTATTCCTGCGATTCGGTAGGGGCAATTAATGCCCGGCATATTCTGTTATCTTGCTTAATTGGTTCCATTTCCTGTAATTTTATTTGCTTCATCCTCTGTTAATCCGTAGATAACGACTAAACTATTCTTTTTAGATTCAGGGGTTATATTTGGGTCTGCTATTAATGCCTGTATTGCCTGTGTTCCTCCTACTCCTAATTTAACGGCATAAGGAATTTTAGTCATATCTTGAATGTATTTATCCCCACCAACTACTGGTTGTTGCTCTAAATTTAATAAATAGTTGTTATAAGTAATTATACCACTATCAAACAGACCTTTATAATAGTTAAAACTATTCTGCTTTACTTCTATTTCGAGTTTTTCATCTTCAAGCATGGAAGAAATATCGCTCAAATCAACCCCAATCTTATAAGGGGTTGTGTCAAGTTTTAATATCCTTGTCCAATTTTCACAAACCACTCCAGCCATCGAAAGCAATCCATTTTCCCAGACTATCTTTTCAGCGTTTTCCTGATTATCGTATGTGGATTGGTCTTTTCTTGGTACTAAAACGGGTGGTATCTGGAAAACAGATGCGATCTTAATTGCGTTTTCAAGTGTTTCTTCCAATGGTAAAAGTTCGGCAATGGAAGCTAATGTTTTGACAAATTCCAATGGAACTGATGAAAGCCCGAAAATATTTCTTTTGCCTGTAAGTCCGTTACGGTTGTTTAGGTCGTCTATCATTTTTTGCCTTCCGTCACCTTCACTTAACATCATTTCCAATGCCATATTAGGATTGGTTCCTGATACTGTTTTACGGCTTAAATAACCAGCCGCCCCATTGTTTGCATAAACATTATATCGGGCTGAATAAACAGAAAGTAAAGTATCAATTGATTTGTTTGCAGCTAATAACGGGCTTGATGACAATACTTTTGAATAAGGTTGCCGTTTCAATCCGTAATTGTCAATCCTTAATTTGTCAATTTCTAATATGTTATTGGTTGAATCATTATAGGTAGCTCTTTTAATAAGGCTGTTGAGGTCTGAAATTTTCAGGATAGAAACATTGGTATATTCAGATAATGCCAATAAATCAGGCTGCAATACATCAACCCTTGTGATATTATTAGGGCTTATATTTGAGTAAATGGAAGGTATATTCAGATAAGTAATACCATTCCCGGCACCTAAATAGCTAAAAACATATTGATAAATCAAATCATTGAATGAAAAGAAAGGGTTAATATCTGTTAATAGTCTATTGTATTGGTTCTTTCCCAGTTCATTCCCTTCTTTATCTGCTATAAAATATCTCAATTTGGATAATCTATCAGCGTAAAAGTCAATAGGAAAAAACAACTCGCTAACCGATTGGGCTAACAGGTATGCGTTTTCATCTGAAATTTTCTCTGGTATTACAATATTACCCAATGAAGTAAGCTCATACTGGGTTGGTTCTGGCTCATTTTTAACCTTGACGGGCAATATACGCTCTAATAGGTTTAGCTTCATCCTTATATCTATAAGATATTGCAAAGATATATCAAAATATGTTTAAAAACATAATTATGAATACAAATATTTTGCATATTTTATTTTAAGCACGTTGGCAGCCGAGCAACAAACATCCATTGCATCCTTTTTATGCTTGTTATCCGCCTCTTTTGAGTAGCTTGTAAGGTCGTTTACAAATGATTTATATTCAGGGTTGGTATCGTAAAGCGATTTATCAAAGATGAAATACTTTTGAACAAACTCAAAATGCGAATAGATACGCACCTCTTTGTTTATCAAACTATTGAACGGCACTAACTTCCTATGCTTACTAAGTTGTTTTGCTATTAATAACACGGCCGCTAATCCGACCCCGTTTGATTCATACATCACAAACTCAGTTCCATGGTTTTCTATCTTATCCAATACCCTTTCAGTATTTGCTTCGATACCCATTGTTGAATGTATGCAATCGGTAACATAAACCGCAAAATTATCATCAATTATTGCCACGGTTATAAATGGCATGGAAAATTTATCGCCCCCCGTATCAGCCGGGTCGCCTATTGCAAACTTCATTACTATATTTTCAGGGGGAATATCAATTTTGTTAGTCCAATTCAGTTTTGAAAATGGGATTAATAGTCCTTCTGGTTCCTGAATCCAACCACCTAAAACAATGTTATTGTAGTCTATTGGGTTATCTATTAATAATCTTTGGTAATCTCGAAGTATATTATTAGGCATTTTGGTTAAATCGCAGTCAAGGTAAGAGCTATGTATATACATTACATTGTCAACTATGCAATTTTCACCGCCTTGCAATCCTTTTTTTTCTAAAAACTCTTGAAATATCCAATGTTGTTTTGTCGTAGGGTTTAAAATCAAGATAGTTAGGTTTCTTTTTTCTGTTGAGCGGATTGAATAGAATATTTTTTTGAATGTTTTGTAATCTGGCAACTCTTCCGCTTCATCATTTACGAATAGGTTAAACCCTGATAATGATTTTAGGTTTGCTGTTTGCTGTTGGCTCCCTGTTTTAACCCCTTTGAATGAAATCCTATTTCCTTTGTATTCAATCTGGTTTTGTGTATCAATTACCGATTCTCCTAAATTCAACAGTTCTATTTTGTCGCTTACTTCCGGTTTAATTGAATCAACAATCGACATGTTTGTGAATCTGGTATAAAGAACATTCCAGCTATATTGAACCAAAGAAATAAGGGAGAATATTGAAACGGTATATGATTTAAGGGAATACCTACCGCCAGTTATTATTACTGTATCTATCTCAGGATGCCAGTTGTTATCTAAAAGCTGAAATAATGGTTTGAACTTTTTGGATATTTCAACCTCATTCATCTTTGAAGTCTTTGAATACTATTATGGTAGGGTTGGTTTTTATTTCGCCTGAATGTTCGGTGTCGATTTTATCTTTTTGGCCTAATCTCTGTTTACCAAGCCATATTTGCATAGGGATATTTTTATCTTTTATTGCAGAATCAAATTGAGCCATTTTTAAAAGAACATTTCCGCTTCCCTTTTTTTGTCTTAAATAATCGGAAAAACCCATGTTATGGTCTTCTTGGCATCTGTTGTATAATGTATCCGGGTGAATACATAATCTCGCTGCTATTTCAGTACCTTCGCAATCAGCCTCAAGCATTGAATCAACTATATCCCAATCTATGTTTGCTTTAGGACGTGCCATCAGTTCAATATTGCAGGGTTATAATACATACCATAATAATCCATATAATGAAGTACACCGCACCACCTGAGAAGTTCTATATTAGAAACCTCAACTATTTGATGTTGTATGGTAATTCCTTTTATAGTCATGGTACAAAGATAGTAAAAATATTTTATCGTTTTCCTGACATCGGTAAAACGATGTACCAACAAAGATATAACATAATTTTGACAATAAACAATATTTTTTAAGTATTTAGTTTTAAATTAGTTAGTCAACTTTGTCCACCGGTGAAACACTTTCTTTTTCTGCTTCTTTATATTGATTCATTGTCAATACTACGGCATATTCACAAATTGGCTTTATAATTCGCCTTTTTACACTACTCAATGAAGATGTCCTATCCCATATTTTAGGGATTGCTTCAATAAAGAATTTAGCTGATAAGCAATTATCATCATTCATTTGGTCGTACCAATCACGCTTATAACGATAACCGGGCTTTGGTTGTGGCCTTGATTCCCTGTTTTTTACCGTGTCTTTAATTAATTTTTCGACTGTGGCAATATATTCCGGTGTTTGGAGTAATTGTCCGATTGTTATTTCTTCCATGTTTTTAGTTTTCAATTATAAAAATTACAAACTTTACAATTATAGCGCTAATTAATAGTAGTAATCCGAAAAATACTATCTGATTTAAAATGTATTTGAATCTCATGGCTAACTGAAATTAATAAATTCATCATCATTTGCTTGACTTTTATGGGTGTTTTTTAGAACTTCATCCCATTCTCGTTCCCGCTTCACCTTAAAATAAAGGTACACAAATAAAACGATATTCGCTAGGAATATCACGGCTAATGCAATGTAAAATGTAGTCATTTTTCTGAATGTGTTAAGTAAATTAAACTTGGGTTTATTTCAAATATCCTTGCAATATCTTTGCGAACCTCTTTATAGATTCCTTGAAAATCACAAACCACTATTATTTTCCCGTTTATCTTTATTTTATCGGAGCCGGTTAATTTCTCCAGTTCTTTTAATTGTGCAAATGATGGGCTTTTGCAATAGATAACAAGATGTTCAATAATTACCTGTTTCATATTTAGGGTTTAATTTATATCCGAATTGTTTCCATTTAAATACTTCGATTCTGTTTTTCAATCTGTTTATTCTTTTAGCCTTCATTATTTTGTTTTCGCAGTCGCAACCTTTACAAAAGTCTTTACTTATTTTGGTTCGCAACCCGTCTTTTGATAAATCACAAAGCGACCAACAACCCATAGTCATTGATAATGCTTCGGGATAATTACACCAATCGGGTTGCTTATAGTTTTCCATTATGTAACCAACTGTCTTTTTATCTGCAATTAAAGTATCTATTTCAGTTTGCTCCAATTCGTGAAAATAACGGTTGGTAACAACAGGTATATTCAATTGCGGTTTTTGTGTTTCTCGTGTCATTTGTTCTCGTATTTAAGTTATTAGTATTTTGATAATTATGTGCTTCGCATTCCGCAACTGAAATATACCTGCGGACGTTACCTGCTATTAATAGTGCAGATAATTTCATCCACCTCAATACAGTCGGTAAATATTACTTTTACACCAAATATTTTAAGGTTTTTATAAATGCTAAAATCTTGGTTTGTTAGCCTTGTAATTTCTTCAAATAACTTTTCTTTAAGGCTAAAATGTATCATAATATTGTCAGGCTCTTTATAATTACAAGCTGTAAAATTATAAATTTGCAAGGCAATTTCATTTTGAATAACAGCAGGTAACCCATTATAAACCCTATTTGGGCTATTTTCAGGCTCAATTTTAATCTCTTTTTTGTTCATAGTTGTAAATTTTTAAGTTAGTTTTTCAAATCCCAAACATGGTTTATAATCATCGTTAGGGGCAAGCATAAAAAACAGCCTGCCCCGTTGATACTAATTAGCTTCCTCAAAAGTTAAATAATAATCTTTTTGAGGCTGAAAGAAATCAGCAGCTTTAGTTTCCTTGTCAATAGCAATTTTCAGACTACCTGAAGGGGTTGCTTTTGAATAGTCGGCATTTTCGCCTTCTTTACCATACACAGCAGAAAATTCTGCTTCTTTGTTGTAACCGTTGTCTTTAACGGAATTACATTTGAACTTTGCTTTTACAGCCATTTTTGTTTATGTATTAAAATGCCAGCCCCTAACACAGCATAAAACAAAGCAGGGTGGCATTGCTAAGTTTTAAGTTCGAGATTCGTTTCATCCTTTATGTAGGCGGATAGGGTGTCGCTCGTTATCCCTGCCTTGTCTTATGCAACACGTTACCTGCAAGTGTAAGAAACGTTCGTGCATTTAATAAAGAAAAGAGAGTAGGCGTGTAGTGACGCCTCGTTTTTAACTTGCCCCGACTGATTACCATACTCATCTGTCAGTCCTTGCCCGCACCGTATCGCTACACCGAACAAGCTCTCTCTTTTCAAATATTAATGTGCTTT